AAATAAGCTGCATGATGTCTGTCAGGATGGGAAGCAATGCGAGCCCTAAAGTGTTTTTCAATGTGGTGCTCTGATTTTTAAACCGCTGCATCGCATCATCCAGCTTGCCCAGCTTTCCAAGCGTGTCTTCGCTCATAACATATCCGACGTTATGCGCCTCATCAGCTAGCTCCGCGAGCCTGTCCGCGCCGGCTTCAATAAGCGGGTTCAAATCGCGCGCCGATTTCCCGAAGATCTTCATGGCGATCGCATCCCGCTCAGTTTCGTTTTTTATTCTCCCGAGCTTCTCAATCGCCTCATAGTAAACCGTATTGGCATCCCGCAGTTGACCATTTGCCCCGGTAATCCGAATGCCCAGCTTCCGGTAAGCCTCCGCTGTTTCTTTGCTACCGCTGCGCGCAGTATTCATGGAGTTGATCATTTTGCCCATGGAACCGGTCATCGTATCGAGCGACACATCGATCAGTTCGGACGCATATTTGAACTCCTGCAGCTGATCGGTGGAAAGTCCAGTGGTGACAGACATCGTCAAAATGTCATCCGCTGTCTTTGCAGCCCCTACTGACATTTTCACAAGAGATGAAATCATTTTTGCCGCCGTACCCACAAAGGCAATCGTGCTTGCATCGATTTTATTGAGCGCCTTTATGCTTTTATCGGCGTTCACTGGAAATGTAACACCGAGCTTTCCCGACACTTCGCTCAGCATGTCTCCGAGCCCGCGGCCTTTGTGGGCCGTATCATTTTGAGACTCTCCAAGATCGTCCGTTTTCTTTCTTGCGGTTTCAAGCCGTCTCGTATTCTCCTGCAGTTCACGATCCATGCTGTACATTGCAGCTTCTGCATTGTTTAGCTTAACCGCATATTCCTGCGTAGTCGCCGAGGATTCCCCATTCTGCTTGGCCGATTTTTCGTACGCCTCTCGCAGAAGGTCTACCTTATCCTTTTGGCTCAACAGCTTGCGATCCAGAATGTCTCCGCGTTTTTCCAAAGCTTCGATACTGTTTTCGTTGCCCTTAAATTGTTCCGTGTTCAGCCTCAATTCGGAATTCAATACGGATAATCCCTGTCCCATTTCGGCAAGCGCCTGCTTATAGCCGCTCAATCCTTCCAGGGACACGCGAGAACGTATATCTCTTACCGCCATACTTCCTCCTCTAAGCTAAAAATCGTCCTGTGGAATTGCATCATCAATACTCCCGCGTGCAGTGTGCGCTCCGCCAATGGCAACGCCCAATGCGTTGACGATTCGCACCGCAAAATTCTGGGCACAGTCATCGATGTAGCGGATATGCCTTTGATACAATGCATAGATCTTCCGCGGCGTCATACGCCACACTTCACGCTCAGAATACCCAAGGACTAACCCTGCATGCAAATACCACCCTACGAGGTCGCATTCAGCGTCTTTCGCAGGGTGGTTGGTCAGTTTTTTCCGTCCGGTTCCGTTTCATCCTCACTCTCTTCCGTAGGCATATCGCGTCGCGCTATGCCAATAATGCAGTGCTTCACATCTACCAACTGCCGTGCGGA